TGCAGGTTCTGCAACTGCGATGCGATATCGTCATCAGCAGAAGTCCAGATATCAGCAGTATCGCTACATGCGAAGAACAGTTTCGTCTGCGTCTCAGCCCATGCCGCTGCATCCTGAATTAGCGCATCACCATGCTCTACCAGAGCAAAGCCGTACCAGCCCGGGTCTTCCTGCTGAATGGCGTTAAGGTCAGCTTCTAATCCGTCTGCTGAGCCTGCGGTTGCGATTGACAGGTTCGTTACTGGCTTAACGATGGTTGCCGTCTCAGGCGCCTTTACAACCAGATGAAGCCCTTCAGCATCAGAGGTGCTGGTAAACAACGCATCAACTACAGATTGTGCCGTCAGTGCTGTTTTCAGACCGGTATATACATCAGATGCATCATCACCACTCGCTGCGGTATACGTCACGGTCGTGCCGTTTACACTGAACGCGAAGATATTGCCCGTTGAGATCGTCGAATTGGTTACCGCCAGGTCTACCGAGACGGCGTTTCGGCGACCAACCCATGCCTGATTAGGGCGCGGGGTCTGACTGAACACTGCTGATAGCGCTTTAAGCGTCTGAGGATCGAGGTTGTCCTGCTGTGCAGCGCTATAGCTTGAATATTTACGGATCCGCTCACTGAATGCCGTTGTCGGCGAGACTGCAAGTGGAATGCCGAATGACGCCTTCGCGATACTCGCTGTGTCCAGCGAAATATTCACGTTGGCAATTTGACTTAATGAGGCCATTAAACCACCTTTAACTCGTTTAAAATTGCAAATTCGCCGTGTAAAGCTATAGCGAAGAGGTTATAAACCCACGCAGCTATTGCGGCATCCTGATAACTACCTAGTGATTTGTATTTTCCATCCACGCCAATTCGAGCTTCATACTGTTTGTTTGGACGGTCATTTCGTTTGTAGACGCCTTTGTACTCAGTGGTCTTTTTGCTTGCGCTTATAGCTCTGTGTCGTGTGTTTTCTTCACGGCTTGCAGGCCTCAAATTGCACCATCTGTTATCTGTTATCACGCCATTCACATGGTCAACCTGATCAGGAGGCCAACTTCCGGTCATGTACAGGAAGGCAAGGCGATGAGCCAAATAGAGCTTCCGCTTAACCGTCATGGTCAGGTAGCCATTAGTGTCTGCGCATAGGCTTACCTGGTCTCCACTTCGAATGCCATTACCGGCGTCTGAGCAGTGCATCCATTGACCTGTTTCCGGATCGTACGTGCGCAAACTCCTCAGCTCTTCAGCGCTGATTGACTCATTTGCCATTGATGAAACTCCGTGTTGATTAGTCGAATGTGACGGCGATAGTGAGGTGTGTTTCTATTCCGCCGATGTCGCCTGTCGCATCAACGGTTTCTATGAGCCCTACGTTATCCGTGTACTTGCCGGTATAGCGGAATGTGAGGTCTACATTCGCCATCGCTTCGAAGTTTGCTTCATCTCGCAGCCCTGTCAGGTCGTTAACCTGAGCGCTATCTGCAATAACGAATTTTTCTCTGCGCATCAGGTAGCGTGATGTGGTTTTACGGATGTTATTAATCAGATCGTCGCAATGCTCTCGTGCGCTTCCGCCGTACACATTAACCATCACCGTGCCTTCTCTAACACCGTGTGACGGCATAACACCTTCATCATCTACATCGCCATGCTCATCCCTGCCAACGGTTGTGCGCGTTGATACACGAAGCGTGGCGTAAGGTAGAGGAAGCCGGGAGTTATTCTGATTGGCGTAAGCGAGAGGTACGGATATTAGTTGGGACAAAACACGGTAAGCGGCGGACTCTACAGCATCAGGAACGAAGGTTGACACGGTCGTTTCAGCCATCTCGCTTCCTTACCACATAATATTTATAGTGGGGTATGATTCCGTTTTGCCATGGTTCGCGGTGCTTAACTTCGTAATTAAAACCATCGATAACGACAAGCGCAGGCTGAGCCATGGGAAAATCATCAGTAATTTGAATCTTAGTGTCGCTGTACAGGCGGCGATAATCATTTAGCCTCCTCCCTTCCTCCAGACTCTCAATCTCCTGTGTATCCTTGATGCTTTGCACGCTGAAGTAAGCTGTGGACTCCGTCATCACCCCATCAACAATAACGCCGTTAACCAATGTCGAAGGCGATGGAGTAAAAACCTGATAGGGCCTGCGAAACGGATTGCTCATTGTGACCTTCCGTAATCATGAATGGCGAAGGTGACTGAATTAAGCATAACGCCAGTGTCTATAAGTGGCTTTGAGGAGCCCTTCAGCGCTATCGTAACCGGCGAGTTTGGCGTCCATGAGCCTCCTGATATGCTCTTTTTAACACCATCCACCATGAAAACACCGGCAGCATTAAGAAACTGAGAGAAGGTCGCTCTGCCAAGGAGGATTTGCGTCACGCCATTTGTGGAAAACCTTTCCAGGCGAGACACTGAGGTGTCGAAGTAAGTGCGCATGAATGGGCGCGAAGGAATTGTTCTCGTGCCGAATTCGTTCCATGCTGCGTATTCAGCGACAAGCACACCATCATTGACCTCACCCTTCTGGATGCCGACAACGACCTCTTTGCTTCCGGCTGCATTCAGTTCTCGCCTCAACCTTTCCCATTGCTGCTTGTTGTCTGTGATTTTTACGGACACAAGCATCCCCCTACGACTCCGCGAGTCATAATCGAGAATCCTGCCCCCCTCTTCTTGCGGAGCAGTTGCAGCAGGTTTCCGTATGTGGTCCCGCTGAGGTAACTGGAATCACCTGATACGTTACCGTACGTGATTGCCAAATCACCTTCCTTGCGTGAGAGGATGCGACCAGACGATGTAGAACCGTTATCAGAGTACCCGCCAGGCGATGCCATGATATGTGCCGCCATTAGAGCCAGAGCAACGTTATAGGCATCTCCGTACTCATTTTCGCAGACAAACAGTAATGCAAGGTCGATATAGCCCTGAACAACCTCATCAGGAACAGCCGCAAATTCAGGCGCTAGCTTGCGGAAGATTTTCAGAGGCGTAAGACCTTCAAATGCGGCAATGTTCATTACTCGTCTACCTTATCTTCTTGCTGCTGGACTTCAGCATTTACTTCATCAGAACCAGCTTCCTGTTGTTCTTGTTCAGCAGGCGCTTTCCCTTTTCCACCTTTGCCCTTTCCAGACTTCGCATTTTCTGCGACTTCATTTTTTTGGATTTGAGTGGCCGTTACGGTTTCGCCTTTGCTGGCTACTTTCAGCTCACCTTTTGTGATGGAGGCTTGGACGGATTTGTTATTTTTCCACTTATCATCAACTTCGGCAGTCTGGCCCGGGGCAAGTTGTTGTCCGTCGATGTAATACAGTCGTGCTGATGCGTTGGTAATCTTCATTTTTAATCCTTAAGAAAAGAGGCCGAAGCCTCTTAAATGCCTTTGATGAGATGCAGAGTCAGCGGCAGGTAAACCTGTACGCCGGTAGCGCGGCTGTGGCATGGAATCTTGAATGCCAGGTTGTTAGCCTGAGGTGGCAGTTGCTCGAACGGCTGCGGGATTTCCATGGATGCGTTATCAGCGTTACGTTCCATTACCAGAGCGGCCTTAGTGCCTGCACCATCGATATCTTCCAGCTCGTTTACACGAATCCACTGCATACCAGGATACTGCTGGTTGAAGAAGGTCATGTAAGACGTGTTGGTGTTTGGCATCGGCTTGGACAGGATTTTAAAGGCGCTTGGCGGCAGTGCAATCACGTTCGCAGAGTGCAGGCCTTTAGTTACCGTTTCGATTGCTGATACTGCATCTTCCAGTTCACCGGAGGCGATTTCGCCAGTAGTCCATCCAGCAGATGTGGTTACTGGAATGTTCGGGTGGTCCAGAACGCCGACGATCTGATAATCATCATCACCATAAAACGCCAGGTCATTAACCTTCACGTCGTGCGCTCGACGGGCCGCATTAGCGAGGCGAGTTGGCAGATTCTTACCGGTTGCCTGTGATGCTCGAATTTCCATCAGGCTGTATTCGTAGAAGTTACCAAGGCTGAACACCTTGCCAGTTTCTTCACGATAGTTAACGCCGACATTTGGCAGGTCGTCAGAATAGTCAGCGATGATACGCGCCATGCCTACTGCATCCCATACGCCGTAAGTGAACGTTTTGGCGTATGAAGGGATTTCTGATGTGACCGGGAAGAGAGTGGTCGCAGTCAGTGCAGGGTATTCTACTTCGTAAACCTTGGTTTTAACGTAGTCCAGCTCACGAGCCAGGAAGATTGACTCGCCTTCATCCAGTCGGATGCCGTTAGCCGCCGCGCCGTGTTCAATAGCGAACAGGTCCGCTTCGTCGTAATTCATCTGTTCCATTATTGTTCCTTATGCGGTTGGCTGTGTGGTCTGGTTGCGGATTTGAACTTCAGCCAGGTTAACTGTTGCGCCAGCGCTATTTTTGAAAGTGGTGAACTTACCAGTGAACACCCAGCCAAGAGCCAGAGAGCCACCGGTCGCTGCTACCTTGCCAGCGTCTGCGCCAGAGGTCAGAACGTTAACGCCTGTACCCATGGTTGGTGCTGCTGATAAGGTGGTTACAGCCCAGATTCGGCCCCATGTCATCACGTTGACGGCATCACCGTCTTCATACTGACCGGTTACACAGCCGTAGTGGCTGAAGCGGCAGATACCCATCAGGTTTGCTGCATCGCCAGCCGCAGATACTTGCTTAACTACGCGCTTGTCGTTAGCTACTGATACGCGAGCTACCACATAGCCAGGCTTGATCGCACCCTGAGCTGCGTTGCAGCCGTCTGTGATTTGATGGGTTGAATCTGAACGCATGCCGGGCATTGCGATCTGCATGTCGTTATCGTACGAAGTCTGAACAGGCATTATGCTGTCTCCTTTTTGCCGTGCAGGCGGTCGAGGTATTTTTGGCGAGCAGCGGCAGAGCCTTTTGGTTCAGCGGATTCATCGCGGGTTTGGGCTTTGTCCTGATTGACGATTTTGCGCTGCTGCTCCATAGGTGCTGACTCAATCGCCATGTCGAAAGCGACATTGATGTAGGTGTCGTCTTTGCCGTCGAGCTTGATAGATGGCTTCAGCTTGGCTACAACCGCTTTCTTGACGGCAATATCTTCCAGGCCATCGCACTTGATGCCGTGCTTCTCTGCTTTTGCTTCGAGCTCGGTGCGAGCTTTAATGGTTTTCTCTGCATCTTCGCGAGCCTGCTTCAGCTTGTTTTCAAACTCTGCTGCGTCAGCTTTCAGAGTGTCTCGCTCTGCTGTGATGGTGGAGATGGTTGTTTGCGCTTCGGACAGCTTGGTATTAGCGTCCTCTGCATCCTGTTTAAGGGCGTTGAACGCCACGACGACTTCAGGAGAAGCATCGTACTCAAGCCCGTTGTCGAGTCGCAATTTCTGCATTGTTTTACCTTTTGGTTGGTTGTCGTCATCGTCTAAGGTGATTTCTTCATCACCGTCGAGATTCAGTGTTGCTACATCACCGGCCCGGGCTTTAGATACGAGGGCGAGATGATTGATGCGGATGTTTCGCTGGACGGCGTCGTATGGCTGACCATTCCACTCTCCTGGAGTCTCATCGAGGTCTAACCTGTAGCCGAGGGATAGCTGCTTGGTTCTGCCGCTGGTTGCTGAGTTAATAGCGTTCTCGTCATACACCATGATTGGCACTTTGACGTTTTCACCATCCTGTCTGCCTGGCTCAAGCATGGTTCCGACCATGTGCTTTTTGGCATTGCGGGAATTAACTGCCCCCGGGTGACCGATAGTGATCGGCTTGCCCTTGAAGCTCGCCAGTGAATCAGCATTGAATACTTCTTCCGGTGGGCGCAGTTCACGTCGTACTGAACCGTCTGGATTTCGGTATAACTGGATGCCAACGCGCCCTACTACCGGCACATCCTCCAGATAGCCATCCTCATTTACGGACGCACGGAGCTCTCCCACATCGAAGCGAGATACTGTTTTCATGTTTTGCCTTATTTATTCGCCGATATCGAAAACTGAACCAGACCAGTCAGGCTCTGCGTAACACCGACACCTTACAGGTTGCCCGGGGTGTCCATCAGGAGGTGGGTTATTCCACTTGTAAGAGTTTCCCTCTCGCGCTCTGTGCTCAGGTCTCTCGCGTTCATCAAGTACGCCTCGCCACTTGTAGCCGGTTACTCCTGCTTCGGCCTGACGCTGCTTTGTGAGTGCGGCGTTGCCTTTGCCTATCTGGTCAACTGCGATCAGCTTTGCGCGCCTCTCAGTGACGCCATAGCGCTCCTGAATCTGCTTCTTGATGGTGTCAGCGCTTGAGCCATTCATTACACCGCGCTGGATGATGCCTTCCATGTCCGCCAGTTCGTCAGAAGGAATGGATTTAATCAGCCTGGTGTTCTCTGATACCCATAACTCCTGCATCTCTTTGAGCCATGGCTCTGCACGATATACATCAACTCCAAGCACACCTGATGAGACGGGAACAGTTGTCTGCCCAGCAATAACAGCCTGCGAGGCAGGTATGTCGTAGCCAGTGCCACCCTTCACAACCAGCCGCCATTGCTTGTCGTTAAACTGGCTGGTTAGCGCGAAAAAAGACGGCAGCCGGTCAATTACTGGCTGAAATATGCGGTTTCCTGCATTGCGGAGATACGCCAGAACAGCCGACATATCGCCCTGCCAGCCATCGAAGCGGATATCACCGTATGCTGAGTTGATTTCTCTGTTGAACTGTCTGGTGGCCTTTACAAGCGCGTTGGTGTAGTCACGCTCTATGCCGTATGGATGAAGCCAGACTTTAGCCATTGCTCATCTCCGGATAGACGTAGCCTCCACGTTTTTTCAGGGTGGCTACACCCTCATCGTTGCTTACCCACCCGAGCTGCGAATAACGCTCATCAGCCTGAGACCACTGGTTAGCCGTCTCTGCCTGCTCTTTCTCGGTTGGGACAGAGAGCGGATTGAACTTAATCGTCCAGGTTTTATCAGTGGTAAGGAAGTTAACCGCCTTTTCTATTGCTGGTCGCGCCTCATCCTTCTGCTTGCGGCCAATCAGTTGCTTCCACGACTCAGGAACTGTGGTTTTATCAGCACCCTGACCAGATGGTGTCTTGGTGAACAGTATTTGCTCATCGATGCCGGTCAGCGCTGATATGCGTAGCTGCTTGCGGTCCTGCACATCCACGACACCTTCCAGCGAGCCGTTAAGCAGCTCGTATTTCTCCGTGTTCGCATCCACGCCGATGGTGTTTCCATTGCTGCGCGTCATATCGACCATGTTGAGACGAGCCTGAACAGCATCTCGACCTTCACCGTCTTTACACAGGTCAGCCAGGTCAGCGGCAGACCACACGCCCTGTTGTTTGCGCTCAAGAAGGCTTGTAGCGTGAGCGTGACTCATGCCGTAGTCGGTCAGCGCCTGATAGACGCCCTGCAAGCATGAAGCGCCCCACCCCTGATTCTGATGACGAATCTGGTTAGGAAGTCGCTCACCATCGAACACATGACATCTGCTGGCGTGAACGTAATATGGCGTCCCTGAAATGGGGTTAATCTGGTACTGAGTGATTTCGCCGTATGTTGCGCTCTCAGGGTTGGTATCTCGTAGGAAAGGCTGAACCTGATAGCGGTCGTACACACGAACAAACTCAAGCTCTCCCTCTCCAATTGGTGACTGAAGGTCTCCACCGTCATTCACACCGAACAGCATCAGTGATCCGCCATATAAGCGAGCCCATGCCACCGCGTCCGCAAACTGCTGCGTTAGGTTAAGCTCATCCCACCGGGACATAATCTCAGGTTCGTTACTTGCGCCTTCCACGGTAAATCCAGCGCGAAACATTTCGTCAGCCACCACGTCAATAATGCGACGACCCAAGCCGTCACCGAGGTAGATATTGTCGAGCGTTGCTTTGGTTAGCAGGTGCGCTGTACGGATGCGGCTGTATGCTGACCTGTCACCACCTGTGCCGATGTTCATGAACACGTTTTGATAGCTGTCCATGTTCATCTTCTTGTCGATTTTCTTTTGCTGCCTGTTGTTGCGTTTAGCCATTGCCTCACCTTAACTGGCAAGGGCTTTAAGCCTCGCCAGAGCATTAGAAGTTGGCGCAAAGGCCATAATTAAAGAGTCGGCCATGTTTGGCGACGGGATGCCGCGTTTTTTCATGTCCTTTTTGCTCTCTACCTTTACCCTGCCGTTGTTGTCGTAATCGACGCGTGGGCGTGACAGTTCTGCCTTGAGGTATTCGAGATTTTTGATGTTGGATGAAAGGCTGATGAGTTGGTCGTCAGGGAATGTCTCTCCATGTTCTACAGCTCGCCATGTATTATAGAAGCGATTTCTCACTCCCCACCAAGCCTGAGCCTTAAGGTTCGCGAACATGTCTTTATTGGTCTTCCCTGGC